GAAACCGTGCGACCAGATGCGAACCCAAGGCAGGTCTTCACCCTTAGCAGCAGGAAGGAATCGAATGACGGCATAACCGTTGCCAGCCTTATCAACCTCAGGCTGCCAGAAACGGTCATCAGCTTCACGCTGGTTACCGTTATTAGCAAGCTTACCAAGCTCCTTGGAAAGCCGATCGAGGTTGCTGGTAGTAGAACGCTTCAGCGAAGCGAAATCGTTAGACATTGTATGTTCTCCGTATGTTTTGTATGTTGCGTGTGTATCTTGTTCACATCGATCATGACCACACTTGTACTTATATCATGTCGAAGGTCGTATGTCAAGAAATAAACACTTGACGCATGGTTTTCTTTATCGTGTCATTATCTGCTTTCACGAATGGCGCGTATTTCTTCATGAGGCGAGATACATCAGGCCAGATGATGGTATCTGTAATGCGAGAATCCCATCGATCCTGAAAATTAAGAACACGATCAGATAGAATTAGACTTTCTACCGACAGCTTCCCGCCAAGATAAAGACGCAATACCTCAGGGTGGTCGCCACTTGTTGACCACGCTTTGGCTACATCATTGCAGCTTTCAGCGACGTTCTGCATATCTTGCTTGAAGCGATATGTGATTGACTCCATGTGGCGCTTCCAATCAACATATCGCTTCTCGGCTTCGACAGTAACCATCTCACGAATAAATCTGACGCCCTGAGACATGTTTGCGACATAGAACCCAGTGAGGTCATCTTTATATCTGCGCTCAAGGCGACGAAAATGAAATACATCATTTCGCGCCTCAAACGTAGAACCCTTGATTGGCTTCACTTTACCTTGATATTTGAAATAATCATAACTATCCTGCGTAAAGTGTAGCCGCAAGGCGACATATTCTTGATATGCCTTCATACCTTCCATCCTAAATCGGTAACCTAACCTCACCAGGCTTGCGCTTTAGTAGATTAAGACCATTAGCTTCACTGGTCAGAATCTTTTTAATTCGCGGCGAGAGGAGGCGAGGGATCACCTCAACCTCCAAACCTGTAGTATCACACACATGCATGATCGCATCAAGATACGTCATGTTCTTTTCGATGACGGTCTTCTCGATTGTCGAGGCAAACCGCTCAGGCGTCATGATATACAATTCAGGCTGCATCATCAACCGGCTTAGCAGCTAATGCAGCGATGAACCCACCGACATCCTTGCGAACGATATCAATCGACTCCATATGCTGAGGCCAGTAAATCTCAAGGGCCTGAGCATCTTGGGTGCAGACAAAGCAATGCACCTCATTTGGTGGCACCGCAGTAAAGTCACCAGGGCGAAGCACAGTTACATCTGTCAGCCCATACTGCTTTTCAGTGTGAATTTCGATAATGCCGCTAATCACATAGAAGCCATTCCAACGATGGCGATGACTGTGCAGCGAGCATCGAAAGCCCGCCTTAGTATTGATACGATGAACCTCTACATTCGGTGATGTAAACAGGTCCTCGGTATCACCCCAAACCTTACCAAGCTTCACTTTGTTCTCCTCTAGATGACATATGAGCCTTCACAACATAATCTAACTCAAGTAGCTGCTGAAGTACAGACTTAAAATTGGCTAAATGCAGCATATTTGGTCCATCGCACGGTGCATTGTCTGGATCCTGATGCACTTCCATGAACACACCAGCAATACCGACAGCTGTGGCCGCGCGAGCGATGACAGGCACCATCGAACGATTACCACCAGACGAGATACCGTTACCACCAGGTGATTGTACCGCGTGGGTGCAGTCCATGATGACGGGGTAATTCATTGGCGTGTTGCCGCGCATGATATCAAGCGACCGCATGTCAACAACAAGATCGTTATAGCCGAATGTAGTGCCGCGCTCAGTCATCATGACCTTAGTGCAACCAGATGACTCCAGCTTATGCACGATATTAACCATCTCACGCGGCGAGAGAAACTGACCCTTCTTTACATTTACAGGCTTGCCTGATGCAGCAGCAGCCTGCAGCAGGTCAGTTTGACGGCAGAGAAATGCTGGGATTTGAATAATATCCGCGGGCACAGTTTCGCAATGCCACGGCTCATGCACGTCAGTCAAAACTTCAAGCCCCAACATTTCCTTGACGGCAACAAACCCATAGAATGCTTCATCAAACCCAGCACCACGATATGAGGTGACGCTTGTTCGATTTGCCTTGTCAAAGGAAGTCTTATAGATGTAGTTTACATTTAAGTCTTTGCAGATTTCAGATAACTGACCTGCCATATCAAGCGCATGTTGCTTGGACTCAAACACACATGGCCCGGCAATCACACTCAAGTTAAATTCATTTCGACAATTATCATAAAAAAGACTCACAACTTATCTCCTATAAAACATATGCGACCCAATACGCAGTGCATTTCTCTGCGGCGAAGACCCATTCACAGCATGAAAGCGTATTGCGCCATCTGTGATATCGGGCAGATTACCAGACATGACATGCATCGCAATATCATTGGCCATTTGCCATTGTGGGTCATTTGCTGGCGGAACTCGATTACCAACCTTGCAGTAATATTCAAACTGACAAGTATTTCGGGTTCTCTGTCGAGTGACACCACAGATCGTATTAGGGTAATCTGGGTCTTGTGAACGATTCAGAATCACATTAGCCACTGCAAGCATACCGACAAATCTTTCACCGCGAGCCTCATAGTATATAGCGTGGGCCATGCAATGCAGATCAGCCTGACTTGTAGTGATATGATCTTCAAACTCAGGCGGTGTTAGATCAATACCAATATCAAACTGAGGGACGCTAATTCTAGCTTCTCTAATCTCAGATTGATTGTTTCTTGGTGCAGCTTCAGCCGAGTGATGTAGCATATCGCTACCAAAAACAACTAAAGCTGCGCCTACGAGCGCGCCCAGGGCAACGCTTATAATCCTTTCCGTCAAGATGTTTTGTCCTTCTGTTGTGGCCCTATTCAAGAGGATACATTGAGTAGGGTGGGGAGCTTCTGTTGCCCGGTGCTCCCCAAACCGCGCTTACCTATTAGGCAGCGAGTGCTACGGCAAAGCCGTTGTCATTGGCACTTATCAATAGCGATTAGGTCGCTAGCCGTCATCTCCGGTCAACCTTTACCATACCCGTCGATTCTGTTTCAGCCCCAAAGAAAACCGTGACGTACCTAGGGCAGAGGTCACGGCCGTATTATTGGTGGAGCTGCGCGGCACTGCCCCGCGGTCCGTAGTATCTATTATATCGCCATCAACGATGACAAGAATATTTATACAGCAAATTCGCTATTTTGTCAATGGCTACCTTTATGATAGCCCAAGATGACATCGCATAGCTTTTCTACGTATTTGTCGCGGTATCGACAAAACATTTGAGGCTTTACCTCATCATCAACGCCAATAAGAATGACTATACCGGGTATAACCCGAGCAGTACGCTCCTCAAACATCAGAGAATATGCAGTAGCCTGAAGCAGATAGTTATCAATATGCTCTTCGGTCTTAAGGCGCTTTGAAGTCTTGAAATCAATGATGCAATCTGTACCAGCCCACTTACCAACCAAGTCACATCGACCAGCAACCTTCATGCGATCGGAGTATAGTGGCGCTTCCATAGCATAAACATGCGTAAGATGCTTATCAAGCACAGACCTGATCGAATTAAACATCGTGACATTGTTAGGCATTTCACCAATTGTTGGGTCTTCACCTACGATGTATTTTTCCATCATAGTATGAATCGAAGTTCCGCGGCGTGAAGCTTGCGCAGACACGCGATTCGCCTCTTGCTCACCAACGCGAGCGCGCCACTCAGCGATAATACGCTTCTTTTCTGGGCGTGCACCTAAGACTGTGGTAATTGATGGGTAAGCTTCACCAGAAGGTGTGTTATAGAGCCTACCGCGATCTGTTTGAACCGCGGTAAGCTCAGGTAGTTCAACTAAATCATGAACAAATCTCACACAAGTCCTTCTTCCAGCTTCGCCTCAATATATTCCCGAACGAGGTCAGACCTCACAATATCATCTTTCGTAAATTCTACACGCGCGAAGCTACGCATATGCTTTATGACAGACATGAATGTATGTAGCCCTTCTCGTTCGTCATTTCTCCAAAGGTCACTCTGGCGAAAATCACCGCAGAAGATGACTCTGCACCCAGTACCCATGCGAGTGATGACAGAATCCAGCTCATGAAACGTCATATTCTGACATTCATCCACTATAACAATGTTATCTCTGAAAGTCAAGCCGCGAAGGAATGAAGTAGTGGCAAACTGAATGGTACCATCGCGCTTAAGTGTATCATATGCACCGGGCTTCTTGAAAAGCTCATTGCATATTGCTGAATATGGTTCCTCATAGACAGCGGATTTCTCTTTCTGTGTGCCTGGGAGAAAGCCCATGTCGCGGGTTGGCACAACTGATCGA